TCAGTGGCCGCAGGGCAGGCTGCCGTCGGGCAGCGGGTGGTTGCGGGCGCCGCAGCTGATGCAGAGCGGCGGCGCAGCAGCGGGTGCGCTGTGGCCGGTGCACTTCACGGCAGTGATGCCGTCGGGGTAATGCTGGATCGGCTGCATGCTTGCAAACGGCAGATCCGCGCAGGCTTTGGATCCATTGGCGCAGGTGGTGCACATGCCGCCTTTAGGGATGTGGGAGGTGGTCATTGGGGAGTGGCTGTCTGTCGGTAGACAGCGGCATGCAGAGGTTGAAGGTCGCCAGCCAGTGCAGGGCGGCGTCGGTGTGGAAGGGGTAGGGGCAGGCATCGTTGGCATCGCGGCCTGCGTGGTAGGCCTCGCGGGCTTCGGCCTCTACCTGGGCTTTGGGGATCAGCACCTCGCCACCTGCCCAGGTGGTCTTGAAGGCCTCAGCCATGGGCGTGAGTGGGTGCCTGGGACATCTGGCGCACAGCCTGCTCAAAGCTCATGCTGCGCACGGGGCAGTGCTGTGGCTGGGTGTTGGCCAGGATCAGGGTGTCATGGCGCGGCAGCTGGCGGGCGCTGGTCAGGCCCTCGCAGTCGGTGTCATAGACCTTGCTGAGGCCGAAATGCTTCTGCAGGCGTGCTGTCTGGCTGGCCTTACCGCAGCCTTGAGGGCCGAAGATCACGATAGAACGGGCGGGCATGGTGTTGCTCCTTTGCATGCTTCATGGCGCGCAGCGCTTGCTGCAGCTCGGTTTGAAAGTAGGTGTTGAGGGAGGGCGCAGGCGTGGCGGCGGTTGCCGCCTGGCTCTGCATGAGGCGCAGCAGGCTGCTGCGCTGTCGGTCGCGGCGCTGCAGCTCGTGCAGCACGGTGTCTATCGGATGCATCGGCAGGAGATCCCCAAACCCAGGTGACCCAGCTCGACAAAGCCGTGGTCAAACGCTTCGGCAGTGCTGCGGGCAATGTGTTGGATGGAGACGCAACCGCATGTCAGGACGAAAACGCGCATGGGGGCGTCTCCTAGAAAAGCGGCATGGTCAGGTGATTGGTGGTGCCGGCGCGCACGCGCTTGATGGTCATCAGTGCGGGGCCGTGCTGGGTGCGGCGGCGCGGCTTCTTGGCCTGTGCTGCCTGCTCGGCAGCGATGCGCTCGCGGGCCTTGGCGAAGGTGTCCGCGATGTTGGTGCGCAAGGAATCGCGGTACTCGAATGCCGGGTTGGTGCATCGCATGCTGGGCCAGGTGGTGCGTGTTGCTTGCAAGGGGTTCTCCGGTTGAGGGCAAAAGAAAAGCCCGCTCAGCTGATGCTGGCGGGCTATTAGGAAGGGAGCGTTTTCTATGTATTCTTAGTTAGCAAAATTGATCAGCAGAAATTTTGGCGCATACAAAATATCTACCTCTGCTGATAATATACGTCTTGGGTGCTGTCATTTAACAAAATAGGATTTATTATGGTGGAAGAGGGAACAAAGATTGTTTTATTTAACTCTCCTATTAATTCGGAGATTATTTTTAAATTTTCAAAAGAGTTGGAAAAGAATTCTGCTTCTAAAAATAATCATATTCATCCGATGATGCTTTCCTCTTTAAGGAAAATTATAAATTTAATGATTAATAGGAGAGAAATGTTTGATGAATTGTGTGAACACAATATAAGACATATAGGTGATGATTTTATTCATTATTTAAGAAATTTTTCATTTGAAAAAGATGCGGAACATCTATCCGTAATATTTCATATGGCTTACAGGTTTTTGTGTGAGTATGAGTTCACAAGGCCGAATCTTGAGTCAAGTGAAGAGATTGAGAGTGTTGAGGCAACTATTGAAGAGATGATTGACAAAATTGGTCCTGATAGCCGACGACATATCTCATATTCGCGCTATAGGATGCCATTTCTAGTATTAAAAAAGTTTGTCAATAATCCTGAAATAGCCTTCTTTAGAAAACTAGATGGAAATATAGAGGTTGCTAGAAATCTTGATGAGAAGTGGAATTCTGACTATATAAAACGAAAAGAGGAAATTGATAATATTAAGAGTGAGTTGAAAAAGACAGAGGATGGATATAATTTTGTTGGTTTGGTTAATGGATTCAAAGATTTGAAAGAGGATAAATCGAAGGAGCAAAAAATAGCTTTTGGTTCGTTATTGGTTCTTGCAGTTTTTATGATTGCTCCTCCAAGTATTCAAATAATCTATGTGATGATGAATCTGGAGTTGGTTGAATCGAAGAAAGATCTATTAGTTTTTACATTACCTACAATAATTACGCTTGAAGTCATTTTGGTATATTTCTTTCGTGTCGTCCTGTCGCACTTTCGCTCGGTTAAAGCGCAAATACTACAACTTCAACTCCGTATGGCTTTATGCCAGTTCGTCCAGAGTTATGCAGAATATTCAAAGAAAATAAGTAAAGATAGCCCAGAAGTGCTTGCGAAGTTTGAGAGCGTTGTGTTTAGTAATTTGGTTGCAGAAAGTGAAAAAATACCATCTACATTTGATGGTGCAGAACAATTGGCTGCTTTGATTAAGAGTGCACGAAACAATTAATAGATCATTAGGTGGTGACCATTAGATATTGGTGAAAAGTGCCGGTGCCTTGTTGGGCGTGCCTGGGGAAGTGGTTAGGAGGGAGGGCGGAGAGGCCCCTGGCCCGGCGAAAACTGAAACCATCTGGTGTGACCACTGTCGCCACGACGCAAAGCGCCGTGCTCGTAATTGCCGCCAGCACAGGCCCATTCCTGCGCTGCCGAACCTGCTTGAGTGGCCACGCCTGATGGCCCCGCTGATGCCCAGCGGGTGGCGCTATTGATCTTGTGTCGTCACTCGTTAAAGCCGTTGGCTTTCGCCCATTTCCAGCCGGCTATGTGGTCTATGTGCGGATACAGGGGAAACAACTTGCGAGCCTCGTCATGAAGGCTGCTTGAGGCTTGGGCATATGCCTCGGCTAGTTCTTCTTGGATGAGTGAATCAAACAATTTCGACTGTTCGTGTGCGTGACCCGCAAGACTTTCAAGCACCTTGGCTTGAAGGTATGCAGATCTTGTGTATTGAGTTGCATCAGTCATGTTGGGTTTCCCTTAATCATCTTTTTGCAGCTTCTCGCCGCAGAAAGGGCAGTGGCTGAAATAGAAGTTGACCTTCTCCGTCTTGCGCTTGTCGGCGCCTGTTTTCTTGACGGTGACCGTGTGGCGAATCTCGGCGGGCATGTAGGCCCGGATACCAAGGCCCTTGCCCAGCGTGAGGGCGTAGCCCATCAGCTTGGCTTCGACGTCGCGCGAATCCGGCAACTTCGCTGCGTAGTGCTCTTTAAGCCTCTTTTCAATGTCTGTGCGGCAATTGCACATGCGGTTCTCCTGTGATGAGGACGAAAAAAAGCCCGCTCTGTGCGGGCTAGGTGTTTTCTTGATGGGCTCTACGTAATGGCGAGCGGGCTGGGCGGTGCGTCAAGATGCGCCTTGAGTGCTCGGCTGATCAGAGTTTCATGGCTGATATCTCGGTGCTTATGGATGCGCTGGTTGATCGTGTGGGCGAGGAAAAATCGCAAGTCGGCTTGCTTCAGAAATTTGTACTTTGGCTCCAACTTGGCTAACGCTTCTTCATTCTTTTTAATTCGCGGCAGAAGGCGAGCATTGCGCTTGGCGTCAGCTGCGTTGAAGTCCTCATCATCCTCATCGGCCAGATCGTTGTAGTCCAGGTCCAGTCTGTTCCTTAGTTCATCCATCCTTAGGCTGGTTGAGGTTTCGGCTTCCTCATAGCTGTAAAGGTGACTGCTGAGGCTGCCATCCATTCCTTCAGTGAGAAATAGCAGCGTCTCATGGTCCACATCTGGCTTGCTCAGGAGCAGCACGACGACGTAGTTGAACAAAGCGGTGGCCTTGTCGATCGGTTTGTCGGTAGGGGTGATCTGCTCCGGTAGCTGTACCGGAATGGTGATCGCTGCCGTGGTGCTTGCGCCGATCTTGCGCTTGAGATCGGCAACAGCCTGTCTTGCGTCCTTGATTACTTTCTCGAAGGCTTCCATGCATGTCTCCCTCTGTGTAGAGGGTTACATGATAGGAGGCTCGCCGAATCAAACCGCAGCGCCCTATAGCAAGGCGCTCTGGTTTGCCCCGTAGCGCACGGGGCGGGCGTTGCCGAGATTCCAACCGGCATGACCGTTTTTGCTCTTGGCCGCCTTCGCCTCACCTTTTTTCCGTATACCGCGCTTTGGCGGACTGTGAACGGCGGGTGCCGCGCAGAGCAGCGGCCATGCCCGCTGATGCTATTGGCCCGGGGACGCTACGCACTGGTGGAGCGAACAACTTGGGCGTATGACTTTTAAAGACCGGGTGTGACCCGGTCGATGCCGTGGTGCCCGACACATTGCTGTGACGAGTTGAATGTACCGATATCGGTATAAAAGATCAATACCGAATTCGGTATGGGTGTGATATTTTTTTGTGTGCCAGCTTAGATCTCGGTACAAAGGCAACAAAAAAAGGGCCATAAGGCCCCTGTTGGGAAATCGTTGTAGCTACAGCTTTGAGCCTACCCAGATGGCTCGCCCTTGTATGAGCGTTTCGGCTTTGCCATCAATGATGATGTCTGGGTATTCGCTCTTGTCGGCGTTGTCTGATACTGCCCGCCACACGCCCCCGATAGTTTGAAAGCGCTTCACAAGCATCTCGCCATCCCATGAGAAAGCGTAGATCTGGCCTGCGCGGGGTTCGCGGTCTGCTTTGTTAAGCAGCAAGATAGAGCCATCGCGGATGGTGGGCTCCATGCTCACGCCCTTGACGGTGACAACCGCCGCATTGATAGGGCTTACACCTGCAGACTTCAAAAAGTCCCTACGAAACTGGAGTAACCCCAAGCTGGCGACTACACCCACATGACGCCCGTTGCCAGCACCGACCTGAACGCTCAGCCTAGAGACTGGTACGAAGTCGTTCTCTCCATCTTCTATCGATTCATGAAGGAGAGTGCCAGTGCTGATCCCGAAGAAGTCTGCAAATTTCTGAATTGACTCCATTCTTACGCCGGTGTCGCCGGCAATGATCCTGGCAAGCGTGCCCTGACCGATGGCGTAGCCAGCGGTCTTCATCTCATCACGTAGTCGCCCAATCGCCTTGCCTTTGATGAGCATGGCAACGTTGTCGGCGAGTGTCTGATTGGCTGCTTTATCCATATCAAGCATTGTTCGATCTTGCTGTACCGATTTCGGTATGTCATACTTGTACCGAAATCGGTTTACGGGTTTATTGATGAACGTGCCAATCACTGAATATCTCCATCAGAAGCTGACCGAAGTCGGTACGAGTGGGTTTGACCAGCTCGCTATTGAGACGGGAGTGAAGGTCAGCTTCATTCGCAAATTCTTCTATGGCGGGCGCAAGGATCCGCGCGTGAACACTATTCAGCCGCTGCTTGACCACTTCGTTGCTCAAGACCTCGCGACGGGACGCGGCCTGATTTCATTGCCGGAGTCTGCTCATGACTAAGGAGTCGTTACCCGAGTCGATCCTAGCCGCGACCCCAATGATGTTGAACAGGAATTGGGGGGGGAGCCGGTGGCGCAACTTTCACAGCAATGTGGTGATTCTTGTTTACCTGGCAAAGAAGCATGAGCGGCATATTTTTGCTGGGTTGCAGCACTGTGTGCTTGCCATCGCTTTTGCAGGCAAGGCAAAGGTGATGCATGGGCTTTTGAGACGGATGCACAGCAGGGTCGTGACGCAACGCGAGTGCACCCGTTGGAAATTCGTGAAGAACGTACTGTTCACTCTCTCGAGCTTGCTGTTCAAGCTCGGCGATCACTTTTTCAAGGCGTATCTGCTCGAGCTTGAGCGTCGCATTTTCTTGAGTCAGCTCAGCATTTCGCTCAACGTAGCCCATGGCGGTATCAGACATGGCAAATAGCTGTGATCTCAATTCCAAAGTTGCGGCGGCAATTTGCACTTCGTCGCGTGCTTTGACTGCGATGTTCAGTGCTTCCCATGTCGCTTTGGCTGATGTGATTCCGAGTGAAAAGTCCATTGAGTTGCTTGCCCTCTTGGTTGCGATTTGCGGTGTCAGAGCCTTCATCGTAGCCAAGCTTTGGGCAGGCACCCTTTTGAGGAGGTGCGTGAATGTCTGATCCCTTGGCTTTAGATATCGCACGGGCCTGGGACGGCCGCAATCACTTCAAGCTGGCTGCACAGTTCGGCTTGTCGCGCCGCTGCATCTATCTGGCGATAACGATGCTGTACGCCGAGCGCGATTGGCTGCTTAGTCTGCAGGCGGCTTGCGTTGAATTTTCTCCAGCGCAGACTGCGCGGCTTGCTGTGCTGCTGGATCGGTGGCCTCAGAAGGACCAGAGTCAACAAGACCGAGCTTTTCGCATAGCTGGCCAAACACCACTTGAGCGCGGGGATTGGATATGCCCCTGTCTCGCTCTTCGAGGCGGCAACGCGCAATCCACTTCACGAGGTTCTCAGCTGTGAAGTCCGGCTCTGCTTCCAACAAAAAGATCAAGTGGCCGAGCATGTCCTCGATGGCGTCCATGCGTTCTTCTGGCGTGGCTGGCTTGTCTATCGGGTTGTCCATTTTTGCCTTCTTTGTTGCCTCTGATATCGGGGTGCTTGCCGCCATGGTAGCCAAGGGCGCGGCGTGGACTGGATTTTTCGTCATGGCTTATGCCAGGACCCGGCTGCGCAGTGCGGCCAGTGCCTGCAGGGCGGCTTGGTTTGCGCTGCTGGTGGCCTGTGTGCGCCTGCTGCAGATGTCGACCCAGCGCGCCAGCCGGTCTGCGGTGAATCGCGGCTCGCATTCGAGCACCAGCACCATCTGCTGCAACAGCAGGGTGATGGCATCCACCTGGGCCTGCAGCGAGGCCTGTTCTGTTTGTGAGGGGGTGTGAGGTATGGACATGGGATTAAGTGTCTCCATCTCGGGCTACGGGGTCTATGTCGCCGATGAGGTGCAGGCCGACAAGCGCTCTGTAGACGATGTGCTGCTGGTGGCGCACCAGATGGTGCATGGCTTCCCCGGCGGGGTGGCTGCAGTGGCCAAGGCCTTGCAGATGCCCAAGGGCACGCTGACGCATAAGTTGAACCCGACCAACTTCACCCACCACCTGACAGTGCGCGAGGCCCTGCTGATGCAGCGGGCCACGGGCAGCACGGTGCTGCTGGAGGCAGAGGCCGGCTTTTTGGGGCAGGTGTGCCAGCCGCTGGTGCGCCGCCTGGATGTGCTGCCGCCGTCCGAAGCCCTGACCGCCCTGGCCATGGCCTTTGCCCAGTATCTGCAGGCGTTGGCCGAGCCCATTCACCGCGCTGCGGCCGAGGGTGCGGGGCCTTTGGAGGCGGTGAGCCAGGCCGAAGAGAACCGCGCGAACTTTCACGCCATTGGCCTGCAGGAGGCGATTGCCGATTGCCAGGCCAGCATGCGTGCGCTGCGCCGTGCGGCCCCTGTGATGAATGGAGGTGCGCGCCATGGCTGATATGGGCTTGAAGATCAAGGTGGATGGGCTGCGCCAGGTGCAGGGTGGTTTGCGGCAGCTGTCTGCAGGTGGTGTGCGCACGGCGACAGCCAAGGCGCTGAACGATGTGGCGTTTGCTGCCCAGGTTGCCATGCGCCAAGAACTGCGTACTGTGTTTGACCGGCCCACCACCTTTATTGCCAACAGTCCCAAGGTAGCCAAGGCCACGCGCGACAAGCTGATGGCCGTGGTGGCACCCACGGCCGGCCGTGCAGACCGCTTGCCCACGATTGGCGGCAAGACCGGGGTGGACCCACAGCATGTGCTGCAGGCCCAAGAGTTTGGCGGGCGCCGCGCTGACAAGCGCAGCGAAGTGCGCCTGCGCCGAATTGGCGTGCTGCCGGCTGGGTTTCAGGTGGTGATTCCGGCTAATCCGTTCCCCGGCAGCGAGGATGGCCACGGCAATCTGAAGGCCGGGTTTGTGGTGCAGGTGCTGTCATACCTGCAGGCGTTTGGCGATGCGGGCTTCCGCGCCAACATGACCGACCGGCGCAAGGCCGTCATCCACAAGCGCGGCGGCGCAAAGCTGAAGACGGGCGGGCCATACCTGGGGCGCCGTTACTTCGTGAGCTATGGCAAGCACCGTGGCGCACCACGCATGACGGCCAAGGGTGAGTTGGACCAGCGCACGGGCCACCTGGCACCGGGCGTCTGGGCCGTGGTGGGCCGCACTGGCGTGGATGTGCGGCCCGTGATGCTGTTTGTGCGCCGTGGCAATTACCGGCCACGGCTGAGCATGCAGCGGCTGGTGCAGTCCCTGAATGTGAGGGAACTGTTGGACCGCCGGATTCGATATCGGACGTATGAGGCCCTGGAGGCAGCAGGGCTGCGCTGAGCTGCCCTCATTTCAATAGCAGGAGAGGACTATGCAACAGCACAGCACCAACATGACCGGGCGCGATACCAGCGCCGAAGCCTTTGCCGCCTTGGGCAATGAGACGCGCCGCCGCCTGAGCGAGCGCCTGTATGAATCGCTGCGCCATGCCCACCAGCACGGCGTGCGCGACATGAGCCGCCGCGAGCTGCGGGACTATCACAACGAGCACACCGGCGAGTGGCTGGAGTTGTGCAGCGTGGCCAGCACGGTGAATGCCTTGCTTGCTGCCGGCCGCTTTGAGCAGGGCGCAGCGCGGCGCTGCAGCACATCGCCCCGACAGCGTGATGTGGTGCCTGTGAAGTGCAAGGCGCAGCAGCAGCGCATCGCCTGATATCAGTAGGGCCTAGGGCAATGAATCACTACCCGCACCATATTGGTGACTTCAACAATGCGACCCGGCATTTAACGTTCGTTGAACGGGCGTTGTACCGGGAACTGCTGGATTTGTATTACGACACCGAGCAGCCGTTGAACCCGGACTTTGACAAGCTGGCGCGCCGCGTGCTGGCTACGACTGATGAGCTGCGCGCTGTGCTGCAAGGGCTGCTGGAAGAGTTCTTCACCCTGCAGGATGACGGCTGGCATAACGCACGCTGTGATATCGAACTGACCGCGTACCTGAAAAAACAGGAGCAGCAATCGCTTGCAGGTAAAGCGTCTGCAGCCAAACGCAAGGGCAGCAAGAAGCCTGCGCCACCTCTAGCAGGTGGTGCTGCTGGTGGTCAACCGGGCCAAGTGGGTGCTGGTGAGCCCGGTGCAACGGACGTTGAACGGTCGTTGAACGTCCGTACCACCAACCAGAACCAGAACCAGAACCATATTGATGATGAAGAGAAGGCGCGCACGGATGCCGTTGTGCCTGCTCGTGAAGCCGAATGGGCGACGGTGTTTGAAGAGTTTGGCGTGCAGGTCGACCACACCAGCATCCATGACCGCAAGAAGTTCTGGCCGCTGGCCAACAGCTGGTGCAGCAGCCGCGTGACGGTGGGGCAGATGCGGCTGGCTGTGGCCCGTGCCCGCTCCGAGGCGCGCGAGCCGATTGCATACCTGCCGTCCTACGTCGATCGGGTGCTGGCGACTGCCTCGGCACCGGTCAAGCCTCGTCCTGGCCGTAGTGAGCCACCCATCAAAACCCTCCACCAAGGCATAGGAGTGCATGCGCTGTGATGAATGAAATGAATCGCCAACCCGGTAGCCGCTCACTGTCTGCAGCCATCCAGTCGGGTGTGCATCGTCCTCCGCTGGTGAAGCAGACTGAATGCGAGAGGCATGGCCCCTTCCAGTCGCTGTGCCATCTGGGCGACATCTGGCTGGGTTGCCCAGCATGCGCGGCTGCAGAGCGTGAGGCTGAGAGGCAGCGTGATGAGCAGCAGCGCCGCGCGGTGAGGGTGCAGGAGTGGGAGGCCAGGATGGGGCGCGCCGGCATTCCTGAGCGCTTCCGTGATCGCACGTTGGAAACGTACGAGGTGAGCCATGAGGGCCAGCAGATGGCGTTGGACTTTGCCAAGGCTTACGCCGATGACTTTGCCCGGGTTCGCAAGACAGGGCGCAGCGCGATCTTCATGGGCAACTTTGGCACGGGCAAGACGCACCTGGCCGTGGGCATTGGTCTGCAGGTGATGCGCGAGCACAAGGCCAGCGTGCTGTTTGCGACGGCTGGCCGCATGGTGCGCATGGTCAAGGACAGCTGGGCCCGCAACTCGGGCGTGACCGAGAGCGATGTCGTTGCGCAGATGGTGTTCCCAGATCTGCTGATCGTGGACGAGGTCGGCGTGCAGCAGGGCACGGAGTTCGAGCGCAATGTGATGTTTGACGTTCTCAATGATCGCTATGAGCAGCGCAAGCCTTCGCTGCTGTTGACCAACCACTCGGTCGAGGACCTGAGCAGCAAGTACCTGGGCGAGCGCGTGGTGGATCGCCTGCGCGAAGACGGCGGCGCGGTCCTCAAGTTCTCCTGGGGCAGCGGTCGCCGCGACATCGGAGGGCTGGCGGCATGAGGGCGGTGGTGCTCAAAAAAGAGGCGATGCTCAAAAATGAGGCAGGTCGTGGGTCCTCCTGGGGTCCTTCCGGAGCGGGTAATTCGAGCCGCACCTTTCCAGTATTTGGCAGTGTTGCTAGGGGGGTTAAGTGAAGGCAGTCATTGGACTTGATGCTCCTATTTCGCAAGCAGATTTTGCGGAAATGGTCGGCATCAGCGAGGCCCGCGTGAGCCAGCTGATGTCTGAAAGCGTGATGACCCGTGGTGACACCGGTCATGAATGGCTGCTCGCCTACTGCGAACGTCTGCGCGACCAGGCCGCAGGCCGGCTGGGTTCCGAGCTGGGCGGCCTGGACCTGACGCAGGAGCGCGCCGCCCTGGCCCGCGAGCAACGCGAAGGCCAGTCCATCAAGAACGCGGTCGCCCGCAAGGAATACGCGCCGGTCGGCCTGTTGGCCGATGTGCTCGGCATGGTGTCCAGTGCCGTTGTCGATCGTTTCGACCAGCTGGAGCCGATGCTTGCGAAGGCGTGTCCGGACCTCCCCGAGGAGGCCAAGACGGCTGTGCTCAAGGTGATTGCCGGCGCTCGCAATCAATGGATACGCGGCACCGACAGTCTGGTGACTGAAAGCCTGGACGAGATGCTTGCAGAAGATGGGCAAGCGCCGGAATCTGATATCAGCGATGAGGGAGAGGAGGATTGACCACGATGGGAAAGCTGCTGAATGCAGATACAGCCGAGGCCATCAAGGCGGCAGTGCGCCTGGGTATGGAGAGCCTGCGCGCTGAAACGCCCCAGCGTTTGGGCGACTGGGCACGGACCGAATTCAAACTGGCTGGTGAAAGCAGTCATCAGAAGGGTGATTGGGAGGCCTGGGCCTTCCAAGTGGGCATTCTGGACTTCATGAGTGATGACCGCATTGTTGAGCTCGATGTGGTCAAGGCAAAACGTGTCGGGTATACGAAGATGATCACCGCCTTCGTTTGCTACAACATCGCCCACAGGCGTCGCAAGCAGGCGCTGTGGCAGCCAACTGATGACGACCGGGATAACTACGTCAAGACGGAAATCGATCCGCTGCTTGACCCGGTGACAGGCGTAACGGCCATCAACAAGGCGCGCAAGCGGGGCAAGGGCACCTCAGAGGAGACCATCAAGTTCAAACCGTTTCGGGACAGCGTGCTGCATCTGTTGGGTGGCAAGGCGGCGCGGGCGTATCGACGCATCACCGTGGCAGTGGTCATCCTTGATGAGATCTCCAAGTTTGATCGAAGCATCGAGAAGGCCGGCCCACCCCGTGGCCTGGCGCGCGGTCGCCTGGAGGGTGCCGCCTATCCCAAGCTGATCTGTGGCTCCACGCCACTCCTCAAGGGCATGTGCCACATCGAGGACGCAGTGGAGGAGGCCGAGGGTCTGGTGCGCTTTCACATCGAGTGCCCGAGGTGCGATGCTGAGCACCCTTTGATGTGGGGTGGCAAGGATAGGCGCTATGGCTTCAAGTGGGAGCCCGGCAACCCTGCTAGCGTTTGCCATGTGTGCCCCCACTGCCATGAGAGCATCACCCAGGCTGACTACCTGGCTGGCGGCGTGCCAATGGATGGGGTATGGGTATGCGGGCGCACGGGCAAGCGCTACGGCAAAGACCGCATCTGGCGCGACAAGGATCTGCGCCCCTGCCTGCCTCCCAGGACCCTGGGCCTGCATGTCTGGACGGGCTACAGCCCACAGCGCGCCTGGTCGGAAATCGTGGAGGAGTTCGAGAGTGCGCAGAAGAAGCTTGAGACCGGCTACATGGAGCCCATGAAGCTCTTCTATAACGAAACCTTGGGAGAGACTTGGGAGCTGCAGGGGGACCGTACCGATGAGCATGCACTGCAGGCACGTGCCGAGCCTTACCCATTGGGAGTAGTGTGCAAGGGTGCTCTGTACCTCACCGCCGGCGTCGACGTGCAGCGCACATGGTGGCAAATCACGGTATGGGCTTGGGGTCGGGGTATGGAAAGCTGGCCTGTTGCTCGCATACGCGTTGACGGCAACCCTGCGGTTGATGATGACTGGGGGCCTGTTACCGACTTCCTGCTGCAACGATTCAAGCAAGCCGGTCATGGGCCCAGCCTGGGCATCAGTGCAACCAGCGTAGACACCGGCTACGAGACGCATTCCGTCTACAACTGGGTGCGCAACACTCAAGGGCGAATTCCGAACCTGCGCGCCATCAAGGGTGACGGCAACAAACCCATCGTGGGGCCGAGCAGCCTTCAGGAAGTGAATCACCGGGGTGTGAAGGTGCTGCGCGGCATCAAGCTACACCTGGTAGGCGTGGATCAGGCCAAAGACCTGTTGCTCGGTCAGCTGGCTATTGCAGAGCCCGGTCCTGGCTACATCCACTTCAGCACAGATCTTCCGCGTGAGTTCTATGAGCAGCTTACGGCCGAGCAGCGTGTGCTGCACAAGGTCAAGGGCCAGGATGCCTACAAATGGGTCAAGCACCGCCCTCGCAATGAGGAGACCGATATCCGCAACTATGCGCTGCATGCCGCCATGTGCCAGGGTCTCCACAAATGGACCGAGGCGCAATGGCTGAGGCTGGAGCAAATCGTCCAGCCTCCTGAAGACTTGTTTAGCAAACCGGTGCCCGCACTAGAGCCGCAACCTGAGATTGCCCAGCCGGCCGAACAGCATGCGGCGCGCACTCGTGCGCCTCGTGTCGCGCGTCAACCCCGTCAAACATCACCCTTTGCCTCCGAAGAGTGGAGCAGCAGCCTATGACCCGAAACCGCATTGAAGAATCACAGATCCAGCGCCAGAGCGCGGCGCAGGCAGAAGATGCGGCGGTCCAGCTTGAACGGGACTTCCTAGCCATCGTCCGCGAGGACATCGGCATGAATGAGCGGCTTGCGGGTGTGTTTGCGCGGGTGTTGGTGGACGGCTTGCGGTCGCGCATGGGTGGGCAGGAGCTGTATATCCCATCGCCAGACCGCAGCGAGCGCGACGACGCCATACGGCGCGAATTCAACGGTACGCGCGAAAGCCTCGCTTCGATCATGAAGCGCACCGGCCTCAGCCGGGCCAGCGTCTATGCCATCGTGAGCCGCAAGCCTGCAGCGGCCGCAAACAGTCCAGATTCTTCCCTAGAAACTGGACGCTGACCGGCGTAGGGTGGCGCGCATGAGCACTGCAACAGACATGGTGGCCAAGTACCTCGAAGCCGAAGCAGCCTTGCTGCTGGGCAAAACGGTGTCCTTTGGTGGCCGCACCCTTACCGTCGAAAACCTCGATTCGATCCGCAAGGGTCGGCAAGAGTGGGAGCGCCGCGCAGCTGCGGAGCAGCGCGGCTCCGGCTCCGGCTCCGGCTTAGGCGGGCTTTCCTACTCCGTGGCGCGCTTCGACGGCCCAGACCGATAAACCTCTCGCACTCCGACACCATGATGAACATGTATGACCGCTGGGTCGCCTGGCGCGATCCTGTCAAAGGCCTGGAGCGAGCCCAGGCCCGTAAAGCATTGGCCTACTATGAGGGGGCCAAGCCCAGCAGCACCCGCAAGCGCCGCAGCGACAACAGCAGCCCGAATGCGCTGGTCGGGGCCGGTGCAGCAGCCCTACGGGCCCATGCTCGATATCTGGAGCGTAATCACGACTTGAGCCGCGGTGCTTTGCGCGTGCTCGTCAATAACGTGGTCGGCCCCACGGGCATCGGAATTGAACCGCAACCGCGCCGCATGGATGGCTCGATTCATGAAGAGTACGCAGCCGAGCTGCGCGCCATGTACCGCGACTGGCAGCGACATCCGGAAGTGACGGGCAAGTACCATTGGGCGTTGGCTCAGCGCCTTATGGCGTACACCTGGCTACGTGATGGAGAGTGCTTTGCGCAGGAGCTGATGGGGCCTGTGCCGTACCTGGACCACGTCACGCAAGTGCCGTATTCGCTGGAGCTGTTCGAGCCGGACTTTGTGCCGCTCGACTATGACGACCAGGCCAAGAACATCCGTCAGGGCATCCAGTCCAATGCCTGGGGCAAGGCGACTGGCTATCTCGTCTACAAAGGCGATCCACGCGACGCCATGGTGATCCGTGATGCGAACCAACTCAAGACGGTACCGGCAGACAGGGTGCTGCACATGGCAACGCTCGACCGTCTGCATCAGCAGCGCGGCGTGTCGGAGTTCGCCAGCGTCATCACGCGCATCGAGGATTTGAAAGACTATGAGGAAAGCGAGCGTGTTGCCGCCAAGGTGGCTGCATGCCTGACTGCATATGTAAAGCGGATCGATCCTCAAGGGTTTGACCCGCAGGCGGTGCCTGACAGCATGAAGGATGAGCAGGGCAACATCCTGCCGCGAGACCTGCGCATGCAACCCGGCACGATCATTGACAGCCTGCAGGCCGGTGAAGAAATTGGAATGATTGATAGCAATCGGCCCAATCCCAACCTCATTGGGTGGCGCTCCGGCCAGCTGCGGGCCTTCGCTGCCGGCATCGGTGCCAGTTATTCCAGTGTCAGCCGCGACTACAACGGAACCTACAGCAGCCAGCGGCAGGAGCTGGTCGAGCAGTGGGTGCATTACGCGGTGCTTGCCGATGAGTTTGTGGGCATGTGCGTGCAGCCTGTGTGGGAGTCCCTGGTGCGTGTGGCACATCTCAGTGGCGTGGTGCGCATGCCGGCCGACTTGAAGCCTGGAACTGCAGACGATGCGCTCTACATCGGCCAGTCCATGCCGTGGATCAACCCAGTGCATGAGGCGGAGGCCTGGCTCAAGCTCATCAGCGGCAATCTGGCCAGCGAGGTTGAGGTGATCCGCAAGCGTGGCAACAACCCACAGGACACCATTGACCAGATTGCCTCTTTCCGCAAGAAGGCAGCAGAGAAGGGGGTAGCCTTTGCCTCCGTTCCTAGCGTGCCTGCAAAACCTATGGAGAAGGACGATTCGCAAGGAACTCCCCAGTTAAATGACTAGCATTTCTTTTTTTGGCTCGTGGCATCTATCTTTGTTTTCACTATCGCCACGAGGTCTATGACTTACGTCAGTTCGAAAGAAAGCGATGAGGACTCAGTTATTCTTCTGCATTGTTTGCGATCAAGAGCCTTGACTGAAATATCCGGGATCAGGATCGAAATTTTTCTCAACTTACGGTTGTCTGTACGGCGGTCGTTTGTAAACCTTAGCATTCAATAATGACTGATATTCAACTGCAGACATCTAACGGACATCAGAGCCTGTCAGGCACTCGGCCGCTAGTAATTATCGGACCTAACGGGGTCGGCAAGACACGTCTTGGGGTCGAAATAACACGCTGGAATAGAGCAGAACGTGTGGCAGCCTTGCGTAATGTCGAGATTCAAAGCATCCCGATGCAAACTATGCACCAGGCTAGCCAAGAGGTGAAAAATGCACTTGATCAGCTGCAGATGTCACACTGGCGTCAATCCTACGAACTGCAGACCCTTCTGTCTGAAATACTAGCTGATGACCGAGAGAAAGCGGTCGCCTATCGGAAAGCCGATATCGAGAACCCTGGGGGGGCGAAAGATGAGAATTTTTCGAACACTCGGCTGATCAGAATTATGAGAATCTGGAATCGCCATTTCCCTGGCCGTGTCATCAATCTCGACTACGAACCGAAGGTTACTCGCATCTTGAGCAATGGTCAGGAGGCAAAGTATTCAATTGTTCAAATGAGTGAAGGGGAGCGAACAGCTCTCTATCTGGCAGCTCGAGTAGTAAGCTGTAAGACACCGATTTTGCTCGTTGACGAGCCGGAGACTTTTTTCCATCCAGTCCTCGCGAAAAACCTGTGGGATGACCTGGAGAGGGAAATGCCAGATGTCCGCTTTGTCTACATTACCCACGATATCCCATTCGCACTCTCAAGGCGTGATGCGCAGTTCGCTATCGCTCGGCCGGATAACATTGCTGAGCTCCTGCCGGAGACAAGATCGATTCCAAGTGAAGTGATTAGCGAAGTGCTTGGTGCGGCATCATTTTCGATCAGTGCTTCAAGGCTGGTGTTTTGCGAGGGAAAACTTGGCAGTCTCGATCTGCCAATACTTCGAGCTTGGCACAATTGTCGGAATACGGTGGTTGTGCCTGCGGGAAGCTGTAACTCGGTGCGTGAATGTGTGGCAGTTTTTCGCGCTGGACAGGTTACGGGAGGCGTGACTGCTATTGGCTACATCGATCGTGATGCATGGCCCGACTCTTACTTGACTTCTGATCCGAATGTGCACCCGCATGCGTTTAGTGAAATCGAGGGGATTTTTTGTTGTGAGTCTGTGTTCGTTGCATTGGCTAAGAAGAATGGAGTTGCAGACCCGCAAGCTGCTTATCAGGCGTTTATAGAAGAGGCAAGGGGTAGGTTTGTAGGCCCAACCTTGAACAAGGAGATTTTGCAGCGCGCCAAGCTCCGAGTAGAGATCGAGCAGCGATCTTTGCTAAATCCTATTAGGACGAATCCAGACCTTGCGACTGTTAAGGAAAATTTCGTTAAGGCTGAGCCAGATGGTGGATGGGCAGCTTATATGCAATCTGTCTTCGATCAGGAGGCGGCGCGGCTGCAATCGTCTAAAAGCGGGCCACCGGATCACTTTATCCGTGATTTCCCAGCGAAGTCCTATTACAAGGCTGCGGCTGATCACATGGGCTATAAGCTTGAAAAAATGATCGAGACGCTCTTAAAGGCCTTGGAGCTATCTGATGCAGAGGCAGCGCAGGAGAAATCTATGCGTGAACTACGTGATGCGTTGGTCGAGTACTTGACGCCTCGCATGCAGCCGCGCACTGCGTGATGATGCAGTGCATTAGTTTGGGCCTGATTTGAAAAATCAATTCAATCACTAACATGCAAATTGTCCAGTTTCTTGGGTAGAAACTGGACAGGCTAATTCAGACACTGAGGGCTCTCAATCGAGGGCTCTCAGCACATGAACAAGACCGCAACCCCCTGGTACGCCATCCGCCGCAAGACCGCCATTGCCGCTGCTGCAACTGGCGCATTGGCCGCTGCGGAAATCCTGATTTACGGTGATATCGGTGAGAGCTGGTGGGACGAAACCACCAGCGCCAAGAGCTTCATGGCAGAGCTGGGTGCCCTCGATGTCGACGCCATCACGGTGCGCATCAACAGCCTGGGTGGCAGCGTGCCGGACGGCATCGCCATCTATAACGCCATGAAGCGTCACAAGGCCACGATTACTGTGGAAGTGGACGGCATCGCATACAGCATTGCCAGCCTCATCGCCATGGGCGGCGATACGGTCAACATGGCCAGCAATGCCCTGATGATGATCCATGCGCCATGGACCTACGCAGCCGGCAACAGCGCCGAGCTGCGTGAACTGGCCGACCAGCTGGACACCTGGGCGAATGCCATGTCCACCAGCTACGCCGCCAGGACTGGCGATCAGGCTGGCGCACTGGCTTTGCTCACCGATGGCAAAGACCATTTCTTTACGGCCGAAGAGGCCCTGGCGTTGAAGTTCATCGACGCCGTCACAGATTCAAACCCCATCGCTGCCAGCGCGGCACGCGATATGCCCGTTTCCCGCTACCGCTCCCTGCCTGCTGCGCAAGCTGCAGCGGGGGGTATTCCTGCGGCTGCTGCCGCGTCTTCCGCTGATGAGGAACCCATGAAGAATCCCCTTGCTCATGTACTGATGAACGCCATTGGCGCTTCTGGTGCAGCTGCAGGCGGTGGCGGAAGCGCCGCCACTCCTGCACCTGTCGCTGCAGCCGCTGTTGACGCAGCTGCCGTCCTGGCCGCAGACCAGACCCGCCGCAACGGCATTGCCGCCAGTTTCAAGCCCTTTGCTGACCGCGCAGGCGTTGGCGAACTGATGGCGCGTCTGCAGAATGACCACAGCGTCACGGTCGAAGCGGCTGGCACCCAGTTGCTGGCTCACCTCGCCGCTGGTGCAAGTCCTGTGGCTGGCTCCCATGTGGTGAGCACGGTCGAAGATGAGCACGACAAGCACCGCCGTGCTACCGAGGGCGCGCTGCTGGCCCGTGCCGGCCTGGCCAAGGCCGAAGGCGCCAACCCCTTCCGTGGTTACACCTTGTCCGAGCTGGCGCGCGCCAGCCTGGCCCGTGCCGGCTACAAGTCCGAGGGCATGGACAAAATCGCATTCATTGGCGCTGCATTCACGCACAGCACCAGCGATTTCACAGGCCTGCTGGCCAATGTCGCCAGCAAGGCGCTGATGGTCGGCTACGAAGAGGCTGGCGAGACTTTCCAGCAGTGGACCCGTGCTGGCAACCTGCCTGACTTCAAGCCTGGCAGCCGTGTGGACCTGAACATGTTCCCCAGCCTGCGCAAGGTCGCTGAAGGCGCGGAATACAAGTACGTCACTGTGGGTGACCGCGCGGCACAGGTCATGCTGGCAACCTACGGCGAGCTGTTCAGCATCACCCGTCAGGCAATCATCAACGACGACTTGGATGGCTTCACTCGCGTGCCTCGCATGATGGGCCGCGCGGCCATTCGCACCATTGGTGATCTGGTCTATGCCATCCTGACGGCCAATCCCAATATGGCAGACGGAAAAGCCCTTTTCCATGCGGATCACGGCAACTTGCTGGCAGGCGCAGGCATCACGACTGCCAGCATCGATGCCATGCAAGCCGCCATGGCCCTGCAAAAGCAGGGCAAGTCGGTGCTGAACATCGGCATGCAGTACGTGATCGTGCCTCGTGCGCTCAAGGGGCAAGCCAATGTGGTGCGTGCCAGCGAGTACGAGGTGGGCGCGGGTAAGAACGCCACCATTCCCAACAGCGTGCGCGACACGTTCGAGGTGATCTCCGATGCGCGCCTTGACGCCGCTTCCGCATCGGCATGGTACGGAGCGGGCAGCCCCGACCTCAACGACACCATCGAGGTGAGCTATCTCGATGGCAACGAGGCGCCCTACCTGGAGCAGCGCCAGGGCTGGAATGTGGATGGCACCGAGTTCAAGGTGCGTATCGATGCCGGCGTGAGCCCGCTCGACTTCCGCGCCCTGGCCAGGAACCCCGGCGCGTAAATGGCGGGACTGTCTTCCAAGACCTCGACCCCTCATCACATTCAAGGACCTTCACCATGAAGAACTTCATTCAACTGGGCGATGTGCTCGACTACACGGCCACGCAGGCTGTCGCCAGTGGCGTTCTCGTCGTCATCGGTGCTCGTGTGGGCATCGCTGTAGCCAACATCCCCGCCGGCGAAACCGGCCCTGTGCGTGTCAAGGGCGTGGTCGAGTTGGCCAAGCTCGGTACCGACACGCCAGCGCAAGGCGCGCTGCTGTATTGGGATGCGGCTAACAACCGACTCACCACCACCGAGGGCAGCAACGTGCTGGCCGGCTATGCCGCCCAGGCGGCGGGCGCCGGCGTGACCACAGTCTGGCTCCACCTCAACGCCTAAGCCTGCGCCATGACGTTGAATCCCTTTGCCCGCCTGGAGTCGCAAGTCAGCAAGGCTGTCTTTCGCAAGCTGTCTAACGCCATGGTGTCGATTGACGGTGGCGAGGGCTTCGGCGGCATCTTTGATGACGACGCGGCGGCGGGCGTCGTGGGGCCCATTGGCATGGCAACGACTCAGCCCACTGTTCTGGTGCCGGCGGACAAGTGCCCTGCCGATCCGGTGGGCCTGCCCATCTCCATCAACGGCAGGGCCTACCGCATTGCCGAGTCTTACCCGGACGGCACCGACATGCGCCTGATGCTGGAGGTTGTGCTGTGAGTACACGCTTTCTGAGCTTATCCAAGGCTGTAGAGGCTGCATTACGGCAGCCAACTCTGGTGGCCGGCCTCATCGAGCGCAATCGCTCCCGTGTGCTGGCTTCCAGTGTGCAGACGGCTGCAGTCGTCCGCCAGGGGCAGGCTCAGGTCGATCAGGTGGCTGGGCGCATGCCGGTCGGCACCTGGGTGACTTCGATCCTGGTCGATTGCTACGGCCGTGCCTCAGCTGCCCAGGGCGCCGATGAGGTGGCGGATGGCGTGCTGCAGGCCGTGCAGCAGCGCCTGCAGCTGGACAAGACGCTTGGAGGCCTGGCCTCTGGCATCGCCCTGCAGGGCATCGAGTGGGACTTTGATGTGGATGGTGAATCCACAGCCTGCGCCACTGCGACTTTTTACGTGCGGCATTCCGCGAATTCCGCAGATCTGACCTGATAGAGGAGTATCACCATGGAGCCAATTTTCTGGACCGATGTGGGCGTGGCTGTAGAAACCGCTGCATCTGCGGCCATCACCATCGCATCCATCAGCAAGGCCGCTGAAGGCGTTGTGACCTATAGCGGTGTGCCGGTGTCTGAGCCCGAGGATGGCGACATCATCGTGCTGCGCAATGTCACCGGCATGTCTGCCGTCAATGACCGTGCCTTTCGCATTGCCGATGTGGACACGGCCGCCAAGACCTTCAAGCTCGAAGGCGAGGACACCACGGCTTACCGCACCTTCAAATCCGGTCAGGCCCACGTGGTCACGCTGGGTGCCGAGTTCCGCTCGGTGCAAGAGGTGGCTGCCTCTGGCGGTGATCCGGTCACGGCCAGCACTTCCACCATCCATGTGTCCCAGCTCAAGAATGCGCCGGTGGCCAACAACCCGGTGACTTTTGCCTTCACCAATCTGTTTGACCTAGACGATCCCGGCTACATCGCTTGCCGAGCTGCTGCCAAGGCCAAGGCCAAGCGCGCCGTGGTGTTCACCTTCTCCAATGGAGCGCAGGTCATGTTTGTTGCCATTCCCTCTGCCTCCGGTGCGCCCACAGGCCAGGCGCAGGGCGCGGTGCAAACACCTGTTTCCCTGGAGTGCCAGGGCGAAACCACGGCATTGCCTCCGGCAATCTAAATAAGGCGTTGTGTATGGCATGGCTGGCGACTGCTGGCCTAGTCTGTCTTGCCCGAGCTGGCTGGCCATGCACCTCTCTATCGGGCCTTTTTGGGCATTGAGCATGAGCATTCTCATCAAAGTTTCCGACACCGTGCGTTTCCCTGTTGAGGGCAAGTTGCGAGACGACACGGGTACGGAAAAGGACTTCTCTTTCGATCTGGTCATGCGGCGCTTGAATCAGGACGAATTCGATGCTGTTCTGGTCGACCCTGACGCCAAGGTGTCGGACATCGTCAAAAGCAACATCACCGGCTGGCATCACGTCAAGGCTGAAGACGGGGCTGACGTGCCTTTCTCTGCTACCGGCCTGAGTGGCTTGCTGCTTATTCCTGGCATGACTACCTCGGTCTGGGTTGCCTACTGCAAGAACGCGGGGGTGCAGGCAAAAAACTCCGAGCGCTCGTCCGTCTAAGCATCGAGGGCTTGCACCGTGAACATCGCGCACTTCGCCAGAAAGCTGACCTTGCAGCCAATCCCTCCGGGGCCATGGCGCGTATTGCCAAGGTCGCTCCGCCTGCTGGGGGCAGTGCTGCGCGTGAATTCTTCCTGTGGCCATGCAATGTTGAAGCCTGGCATCACTGGATGGCGGTGCAAACCATGTGGCGAAGTGATGGTGGCGAGCGCACAGGGTTGTGTGTTCAGGATCTGCATGCCTACATGGAGCTCTGCGGGGTTGTGCATGTGGAACGTAAGGCGCTTTATGCGCTGCTGCACGAGTGCGAGCTTGAAGCACTTCAGGTCTATGCAGACCTTCGTGAACAGGATGAGCGCGATCGGGCGCGCAGACGCTCTCTTGAGCGTTGAGGGGGCTGAATGACGCCTATTGGCATCTCCCTGAATCTGAATGGTGCTTCTGCTGTCGAGTCGGGCATAACTGCCGTCAATCGCAGCTTTGACACGATGGGGGCTGCTGCTCAGCGCGCCCAGACGGCGGCAACCCGCTCGCTGTCCACCACCGGCGTCAGTGCTGCCCAGACGGCTGCAGCCATGCGCAATGTTCCGGCGCAGTTCACCGACATTGTGGTGTCTCTGCAGGCTGGGCAGCAGCCACTTACGGTGCTGCTGCAGCAGGGTGGCCAGCTCAAGGACATGTTTGGCGGCATAGTCCCGGCAGCGCGCGCTCTGACAGGCTACGTGGTGGGTCTTATCAGCCCGCTCACGTTGCTTGCAGCGGGTGTAGTGGCTTTGGGTGTTGCCTTCTATCAGGGTTCGCAGGAGGGTGTGGAGTTCCATCGCTCCTTGATCATGAATGGCAATGCCGCAGGAACAACGGCAGCAGCATTGGCAGACATGGCTAAGTCGCTGCAAAGCAAGGGATTCTCTCAGTCCCAGGCGGCATCAACATTGGCGGAAATGGCTGCAACTGGCCAGATCGCCGCGGCGAATCTGGAGAGCTTTACCGGGGTGGCTCTCAGCCTTGACAAGGTTGGCATCCCCATCAAAAACACCGTCAAGGATCTGGAGGAGCTTGGGAAGTCGCCTCTGGAGGCATCCCTGAAGCTGACAGCGCAGTACCGATACCTGTCCGCAGCAACGGTTGCTCAAATTAAGGCATATCAGGATGAGGGGCGTGAAGCAGATGCCTCCTCTCTCGCACAACGGGAGTATGTCAGCGCCATGGGCGGAAGGGCCACCGAGATGGTGCAGCACCTTGGGCGAATGGAGAAGGCCTGGGCGGCCGTCAAGAAGGTGGCCGACGACGCCTGGCGGGCAATGGTTAACTTTGCGAACGGTAGCCAAGTTGATCCTCGCGTCGAGCAGCTGGAGAGGCTTGAGGCGCAATTAGCGGTGCGCCAGAAGCAGACGCCTGTGGTGGGTAGCGATGAGGCCTGGCAGCAAGGGAATAAGAAGCTTACAGGTCAAATTGCTGCTCTGAAGCAGGCGCTTCAGGTTGAAAAGCAGGTTGCCGAGCAGCAGGGTAAGAACAACGCTATCCAGCAAGCGGGCATTACCGCGTCTCAAGCTGTAGATAAGGCGAATCAGGCGGCAAGGACCAATCAAGAAAAGCTCAATGACTCACTGGAGGAGTACCGCACCAACTTGAAGAAGGTGCGTGCGGCCAGGGACATTGAGACGGACCCCGACAAGCGCAAGGCTTTGGACAGTCAGCTCGATCCTGCGCAGATCGCTAAGACTGAAGCAGCACTGCGCAAGCAGTACGCTGATAAGAAAGGGCCGAACCTGCAGAGCACGGAGCGCAGGCTGGATCTGGCAGACATCCAGAACCAGTTGCGCGAGGAGCAGGCGCTCATGCGCCAGCGGCAGCAGGAGCTTGAAAACCAGTACAGCGCCGGGCTTGTCCCTATGGAGGAGTACTTCCAGAAGCGCCGTGCACTGGTGCAGGAAAGCTCGGACCAGGAGCAGCGCGCCCTGCAGGCCCAGCTTGATCGCCTGGGTGAGGAAAAAACCTTTGGTCGTGATGCCCTGGCTGTGCAGCGTCAGATGGCCGATGTGCGCAGTCGCATGACGGTGCGGCAAACACAGACGGATTCCGAGCTGGCTGCCGTGGATCTGCAGGCGTCGACCGCGACGCGCCAGCATGGTGCTGCGCTCATTCAGTTGACGCGCAACCACGAGGATTATGTTGAGCAACTGGAGCGCCGCAGTTCGCTGGAGGTTCAGGCTGTTGCAATGGGTGACAGGCAGATGAGCATCCTGCAGGGGCTGGCCAGCATCGAGGAAAAGTACCTGCAGCAGCGTAGGCAGCTGGAGGATCAGAAGCTTTTCTCAGCCAAATGGACCGCTGAAGATGAAAAACTCTATCAGCGTCGTCTTGAGCTGTTGCGGCAGCAACAGGATACCGAGGTCCGGATCTACCAAGAAACGGCAGTCAAGGTGCTTGCTACTCAAGGTGAGTGGACCAATGGTGCACACCATGCGCTGCAGAACTACGTTGACCAGTCTTCCAACGTTGCGGCGCAAACCGCCAATGCCTTTGCCAGTGCGTTTCAGGGCATGGAGGATGCGCTCGTGACATTCGTCACCACGGGCAAGCTCTCTTTCTCAGACTTGGCCAACAGCATCGTTGCCGATATCGCGCGAATCATCATCAAGCAGCAGATCAGCAATGCACTGGGGGTGGGTGGATCTGGTGACGGTGGTGGTGGCCTGATGGGATTGATCGGCGCAGGTATCAATCTGTTTGGTGGAGGGACCTCTGTGGCTGCGGCTGCTGCCAGTGCACTGCCTGGCGACAGTCTGGATAACTTTCTCTCAATTTCGGGGCTGGATGGGAGGCGGGCTGCGGGCGGGGCGGTTGCTGCACGTGGGCTGTATGAGGTCAATGAACGTGGGCCAGAAGTGCTCACTATCGACGGACGCAGCTTCCTCATGATGGGTGCTCGCTCGGGCTATGTCACACCTAATGGTGGTGGTTCGCAGCGCCAAGCTGCTGCGCCGGCATCCAATATGTTTAATGTGACTGTGGCAATGCCAAGGGGTGCTAGCCGTGAGACTGCTGTGCAGTTTGGCCGAGATGTGTCGCGTCAGATCAGTGTTGCTCAAGCGAGGAATGGATAAGCCATGGCATTCTTCGACGAGCTCTTCCCCGAAGGCATCAGCCGTGACGCGCAAGGCGGTCCGCGCTTTTTCAACAGCAAGGCCTATTCGTCAGCAGGCCAGCGCATCACCAACCGCGAGGCAACCTACCCGCTGCATGAATGGACGATTGCGCACCCAACCCGCGAGGGTGACGAGTTTGAGCAGCTGCGCTCTTTCTTCTATGTGGTGGGCGGCGATGCCGATGCCTTCCGCTTTCAGGACCCTTCTGACCATGAAGCCGATCTTGGCAGAACCAACTGCACGCTGATTGCCGGCAACGTCTATCAGCTCAATCGCCTCTATACCTATGGCTCGCGCACCTTTGTGCGCCCCATCTTCAAGCCGGTTGCCGGCGTGACCGTCTGGCGCAACCGTGGCGGCGTGTGGTCGCAGGCGGTGGCTGGGGTGGATCTGTCGACCGGTCAGGCCACCATCGATGCGCATGTGGCTGGTGATGCCTACGCCTGGCAGGGTGAGTTTCATGTCCCTGTGGCCTTCAAGGACCCTGCAGCGGTTTGGAAATTCCTGGGCGGCCCGGAAATGTGGACGGAGTGGGCCGGCATCGAGCTGGAGGAGATCCGTCTATGAAGCAGATCCCCGCAGCCCTGCAGGCCCACTATGACAGTGGTGGCACCAATGTTGCCCATGCCATCGTGATTGAGCGCACGGATGGCCAGCTCTACGGCTTCACCAGCCATGACCTGCCGTTCGTGCTCGATGTCACGCCCTGGGGGTTGGGCAGCGCGGCCCTGGTGTTTGACGCCAAGCAGGGCTTGACGGCCAGCAACCTGGTCAGCACATCCGGCTTTGCCGTAGACAACCTGGAGCTGACCACGCTGGACGATGGCTCGCTGTTCCAGCGGGACGAGGTGTTGGCCGGTGTCTGGCGCAATGCCAGCTTTCGGATCTTCCGCTACCGCTGGGACGTGGCAGTGCCCACGATTGCCAACGATGTCGAGACCCTCACCCGGGGCTGGTTTGGAGAGGTGACGCTCAACGCGGCCACGATCAAGGTGGAGCTGCGCGGCCTCAAGCAGCTGCTGCAGCAAAGCGTGGGTGAGGTGTCGACCAAGACTTGCCGCAACCGCCTGGGCGACGCCCGCTGCCGGGTGGACCTGGCGCCGTGGACGCATGCCGGCGAGATCACGGCCGTGACCGACAAGCGCAGCTTCACGGCCGCAGGCCTAGCTCAGGCCGCCGATTACTTTGGCGAGGGCGTGCTGACCTTCACCACCGGCGCCAATGCTGGCCTGTCGCAGAAGGTGCGCAGCCATGCCGCCGGCGGCGCCCTGACGCTGGTGCTGCCCATGGTGATGGTCGTGGCGGTGGGCGACCAATTCTCCATCGTGGCTGGTTGCCGCAAGCGTTTGCTGGATGACTGTCGCGACAAGTTCGGCAATGTTCTTAACTTCCGGGGCGAGCCACATCGGCCCACCACGGACGACCTGGTCAAGACCCCATGA